GTGAAATTTGGAAATATACCCCCCCTACCTCTAAACCTATTAAAAAATTATCGGTGTACCAACCGGGGAAGAAAAAAATGTCGAATGAATTGCAAAATTATTTAGATTTGTTGGTGGTAGATGATGATGTGGTATTGGATGCCGTCAACGTGCCTGAAAGCATCATAGGGCGCGCAACGATAGCGCAAGATATAAAGCACATGATTCGTGAAACCGGTTTGTTGGTTGCGTTAATTGGTGAACGAAGCATATCAAAAATAAACATAAATATTAATCGAATGGAAATTGAAATTGAAAACGATTTAAGGATAAAGCCCGGCACCGCGAACATTGAAAAAGTCGGTGATACTTATTATCTGAAAGCCACAACAATTGAATTTGGGGCGATGGAGTTATTATTGTGAATGATGAAACTGAAAAATTTACCGCGATGATTGAAGATGCCGGGATACCCACTACACAAGATGGGTTAAAAACAAAGTGGAATGAAGAGGCCGCCGCGCAAGGTTCAGCCATAAACAATGATTCTAAGTATTCGCCCTTTTGGCGTTTAGTGTCGGCGCTGATTTCCGCCCCGGCGCTGTGGATGATTGATTTGTTGATAACTCATGTGTTGCCTAATGCCTACGTTAAAACCGCAAGCGGCGTTTATTTGGAATTGCTGGCATGGGCGGTTGATATCGAACGAAAGCAGGCAGTAACCGCAAGCGGTAAATTACAGTTTACTAGGTTTGATGGTAGCGGCACGCTAATTATTCCCGTGGGTGTGACAGTGCAAACCGTGGCTATTAATGGCGTTATCTATGAGGTTGTGACAACAGAGGAAAAAACCATGTTAGACGGTGAAACCACCGCATTGGTTGCCGTTGATGCGATTGATACGGGTAGTAATTACAGTAATTACAATTTGGCGGCGGGGTATTATTCAATTTTACCCACCGCAGTGCCGGGGGTGTCATCGGTTACCAATTTAGCCGATTGGTTGTTGGTTCCTGGTGCCGATGTTGAATTGGATGATGATTTGCGCGAACGGGTACAAAATCAATTTGGAGCGGTTGGCCAATGGCATACGGACGCGGTTTATACTGCGATAATTTCAAGCTTTGATGGTGTGAAAGCTCGCAACGTATTTTTTGAACATAATGCCCCACGCGGCCCTGGTACTGCAAACGGCTTTATTATGTTGGATATAGGTACACCGGACGCCCAATTTATTGCCAACATACAGGCAGAAATAACCGACAATGGAAACCACGGCCATGGCGATGATTTAGTGTTGTTTGCCATGCCTGAAAGTTTACACGTATTAACGGTAGATGTTTGGCCTCAGAAAAATTTAACGGACGCAAAAAAAACCGACCTTGAAAATGATGTGATTAATTTTATTCGGTGCGCATTTAGGGAAAACGTAGGTTATTCACCAACCCTAACTTTCCCATTGTCGCAATTCTCATTTAGCAAGCTGGGTTGTGAATTACACAAGCAATTTTCAGATTTGTATTCTGTTGATTTTATCCAGGTTGATATTGTTAGTAATTTAGAATTGCCAAGAATCGATACTTTAACGGTGAATATGTTATGAAATTAACATTACCAGCATGGTTGGCAAAAGTAGAAATCGAAAAATTGCGCGCAGCCGGGCAAAGTTATTGGGATACCATAGCCGGTTGGTTATCCTGGCCATTAACCCAAATGGATGCTGAAACGTGCGTTGAAGGCATTTTGGATTTATTAGCATATCAGCGCAATATAGAACGTTTTGATGGTGAAGATTTGGCGCTTTATCGATTACGTGTAAAACATGCCTTTATCAATTCTGTTGATTCCGGTTCTATTGCTGGCATTAAAAAGATTTTTATACGGTTGGGTATCGGTTTCATACAAATTCAAGAACGCGCACCCGGCAAAGATTGGGATGTTATCGTGATAAATATGGATGACAACCAGCTATCACAAAACCCTGAATTGATACGGTTGTTAATGACAAAGTATGGTCGAACATGCCGCCGTTATGAGATAACCACAAACGATTTCTCACAAGTTGGAATTGGTTGTGGTAGTTCTCATTGTCGATACTCCACCGATATTGCTCAATTTTAAAAGGATAAAATATTATGTCACAAGTATTAACGGCGGGACGCGCGCTAATTGCGCAAAAACAAGGGTTGTCGGAACCTTTTGTGGTGGATAGATTTATTTTGGCTTACATCGACGGACTAGACCCAACCACCCCGGTGGATTTGTTGGAAGTGATACCCGATGCCGGGGATATTGTTTTTGAAGGGGCGGTGACTAGTCAAGGATATATAAACCCTGATCAAGTGGTCTATTCTTTGGTGTTAGGGCCAGATGATGGAGATTTTCAATTCAATTGGGTTGGTATTCAGGCAGAAGACAACACGTTGGTGGGTGTTAGTTATAGTGAAGTTATCCAAAAAACAAAAACCGTTGGCAATGTCGCGGGTGATACGATTGCAAAAAACTTTGTCACGGCTTATGTGGATGCGCAAGCAACAACACAAATAACCGTGGCGGCGGAAGCCTGGCAAATGGATTTTATGGGGCGCTTTGATGGACAAGACGAACGCGCCAACGCCGTGGCTAATGATTTTTATGGTGATGATGCATTTTTAGATGATGGGTTTTTAGTTGAAAATAACGCCAGTGTTTTTACCCTGTTAGCCGGTGTTGGTTATGTCAAAGGTTTAAGAGTTGAAAACGACACAACCCACACCATAACCCCCGGCGCATTGCCAACCGATGTTTGGTTGGATGTGCATTTGTTGGGCCACGCTGGCGGCGTTAATGATGTGGTTTCTATGGTTTATGATGCAGCGGTGCAAAGCGACTATATCGACAGCAACAACCGCCAACATTATTTGGTTAAGGTTGCCAGCATCGATGGTGGCGGTGTGGTTACCGATGAGCGCACCTCCCATAATATCGGTGGCACCGTTTTTGAATATTTGATTAATGAAACCGTTGCCGCACAAACTGCGGCTAATACCGCAGATGGTAAAGCGGTAACGGCACAAGCTGCGGCTAATACCGCAGATGGAAAAGCGGTAACGGCACAAACTGCGGCTAATACCGCAGATGGTAAAGCAGTAACGGCACAAACTGCGGCTAATACCGCAGATGGTAAAGCGGTAACGGCACAAACTGCGGCTAATACCGCAGATGGTAAAGCGGTAACGGCACAAACTGCGGCTAACACCGCAGATGGTAAAGCGGTAACGGCACAAACTACCGCTAATAACATAATCGCATCGTTAACAGGTGCTGAAGTTCATATTGGTGATGGTGCCAATGGCAATGCTGACGCGGGGATTCTTAGCATAGGTATTGGTAGTTTCGCGGGAAATGCTGGTCAGGGACTTGCCGCTATAGCTATAGGCCCGAATGCTGGAGTCACTGGGCAAGAAACTACTGCTATAGCGATAGGGCAAAACGCGGGACAAAACAATCAAGGTCACGGCAGTGTTTGTATAGGTGAGTTCGCGGGTGATTTTGGTACTTCTGAAGACGCGGTGAACATAGGCGCTCATGCTGGTGGTTCTGGTTCTGGTATTCGTAGTATTAATCTTGGCGTAGGTGCTGGATTTAGTTCTGGTGCTTTTGATAGTGCTACGTGTCTCGGTGATTACTGTAACGTCACTGCGGATAATCAGGTGCAATTAGGCAATTCTAACTCCACTACTTTTGCCTATGGTGCCGTACAAAACCGTTCTGATGTACGAGATAAAGCAGACATAATTGATACCACTTTAGGATTAAGTTTCCTTTTGGAAGTTCGCCCAGTCGAATATCGTTTGGATTACCGCGAGGACTATGTACAGGTCACTGAAGACGATGATGGAAAACAAGTTGTCACACTGATACCGCGAGATGGTAGCAAGAAGCGAAACCGTTTTCATCAGGGTGTAATTGCAGATGAAATCAAAGCTTTGATGGATAAACTGAATATAGATTTCGCTGGGTATCAGGATCATTCTATTGGTGGTGGTGCGGATTTTAAGAGTATAGGTTATGAGGAATTCATTGGCCCACTTATAAAATCGGTACAGGAATTAAACGGCATGATATTGGAACGTGATAATGTAATCGATGGCCTTATTAGCAGAATAGAAGCTTTAGAAAATGCATAAGAAAATGGCCTTTGATATTCGCGTTACTAAAATGAATCTTCATTCTATTTTAACTGCCATTAAAACCGCCGAACCGTTGGGATATTAATATGAATTGGCAACCCACAAATTTTAGCGCACCAAGTATCGCAACCGATGCGGCCAATGATGTTGATATCATGCTTGCCAATGCAGGCGGTGAATTGACAAACGCCAATGGCCGGTTGGTTTCGGTATCCCATAATTTTGTTGCCAATACGGTTGCCTCTGATGTTTCCGGTGTCGGTTCAAGTTGGGCGCAATTGGTTGATGCTATTAATGCTAATACTCATGTGGTTGCGGTGCATCCGTGGGTTGCCGATGTCGGGCAAGGTGGTGGGGTGTTTCGGAATTTGTCTCCACAAAATGCGGTGAATGCATTGGCGGATAAATTGGTTGATGCCAATGATGCGAGTTTGCCAGGTGGCGAAAAAGAAGCCGTTGCTATAATGGTGTATTCATCAACATTAGATAATTTTGAAAGTCAATTGGCCGCATTCAATGCGGTCTTTCCCGTGGCGGAATTTCAGATGGTACAACGCCGCGCCAAACAGCTATTTAATTTAGACGCTGAAAAAATCCTATTACCCCAACCCGCAAAAAATAGCCGGTGGGTGTTATCCAATACATTGCAGCAATCCACCACCAACAATGTGTTGTCAGTGGTTGGCAAACGGTTGGCCATTGCGGTGGGGTACGATGCAGAAAACACCGACCCGGTAAGCGAATTACAAACATTGATTGCTAAAAAACAGCAACACATACAAGACAGCAAAACGATTAGTGATGCGTTGCTATCCTCATTTTCTGGTGATACCGGCCATGCTGCGTTTGTATCAGCGCGCCCACTTTCCAGCATAGCCAACCTACTTAGAACAACGGAAACAGGCGGCCATGAAAACAATTTATGTGCGGCGGTGTTAGTGGTGGCTGATGCGGGTGAATTGACGTTTTTAAAAGAGGTGTTAGGGCTATGACCTTAGACGAATTTGAAGTGCCAGAAAAAGAACGCCAAGTATCGGTATATTTTCGTTTTGAAACTGAAAATATCAGCGGCCAAACCAGTGCCACCGATAGAGTGAACAAAGGCATAAAACCCAAATCATTATCCGTATCATTACAAATAGATATGAATGAGGCGCATTTATTAACTGAATTGGTGGCGATTTCTGAAACCATTGATGATAAGGGGGGGATGAAAGTTTTTGACCTTGTGGAACCCTTAGCAAAAGCACTAAAGATTCGACAGGTAAAATTCACCGACAATTTCAATGTTAGCGAGATTGAACACAAAAGAGCATGGCGGGTTTATTTTGTGTTAACGGAACATTTAAGCACATCCGAAAAAAACCTTTTGCGACAAGATGAACCG